CCGTCAGACAAGCCGATGTTCAATATGCACGGCTTTACGGAAACATACGAGCGGATGCTGAGGAGTAACCCTGCCGGACTCCCAGGCGCTGGGAGCGGCAGGAAGCAACTGGGCGAATAATCGCATAGGAGGTGGAGCAACGATGCCGAGAACGTGGTGCTGTCCGTTTTTCTCATGGGAGGACGGGCTCAAACTGCACTGTGAGGGCGGATGCCTGGTATTCAGAGATGCCGAGGAGCGGCGGAACTATGTGTACCAGTACTGCGCCGATGTTCCCGGATACCAGAACTGCTCCATCGCGCAGAATATCACGAAACGCTACGAGAGGAGCGAAAAACATGAGGAACATCGACAAAATCAAGAGTCTGGAGCATGAGCTGGGACGCTACCGGAAGAAGGTAGCCGACCAGCAGAAGGAGAACGACCGCCTCCGCGCTGAGCTGGACACGGCGATGCAGGGCACCAAAGAGCTGAACGTGGTGGTGGACAGCCTTATGGCTGAAATCACCGTAGCCCACGGCGAGGTCAAGGAGGAGGGTGTGTGGGAGTTGGTCATCCCCCTGGTGAGCATCCTGCGCAATACCAGAGACTACCACGTGATGGCTCGCGTCTCTGAGGACAACGACAGCTACACCGTGCGCGTCATCCGCCGGGAGGCGGAGGAAACGGAGGGCGAGGATGGCGAAACCTAACAGCTTCATCATGCGGATGCAGGCGGCGCAAGCCATCGAGATGGAGAAGGCACGGCTTTTCACCATCCAGCAGTGCAAGGACATGATGCTGATTGCCGCCAATGAAGCCTTCGGCTTCGGCGCGGAGCGGCTGAAACGGCTGAGCGACGCCTATGACGCGACCTTCATGGAGTACGCCAACATGACCCTCTCTGACGCGAAGGAGGACAAGCAACTCTGGTTTACCAAAGGCAAGGTAGACCAACAGCTTGAGAAAATCTGCGGCGAGTACTTCATCCCCTGGGAGGAGCGCTATGGGCGTTGACATGAAGGACATCGCCCGTTTCAGCCCCGATGCCCAGCGACAGATACTGCGGAAGCTGGGAGAGGAGGCACAGGCAAAGGAAGCGGCGCGGAAATACCACAACCAGCCGGACACCAGAGGCGAGCTGCACTTCGACTCCAGGAAGGAAGCGAGGCGCTATGACGAGCTGATGCTGATGCTCCAAGCCGGGAAGATACGAAACCTGCGCTTGCAAGCCCAGTACACGCTCCAGGAGAGCTTTATCACGCCGGAGGGACACCGAGTGCGTGCCATCCGATACGTGGCTGATTTTGCCTATGAACGCCCCACGGCACCGGACAAGAATGGTACTATTTTCTGGCTTCCCGTGGTGGAAGATGTAAAAAGCAGGGCGACCAAAACGCCCCAGTACAGCATGAAGAAGAAAATGCTGTACGAGAAATATCATATCGAGATACAGGAGGTTTGAACTATGTTTGAAGGAAATGCTGTATGTGAAGCCAAGCGCGTGGCCGGTATCTGCGAGGTATCCAAGAAGAACGCCGAGCTCATCATGGACATCAACGCCGGGATGGATACCCTGCTGGAGCTTCTGGTGGGTCCTGCCAACTGCGGCGAGAACCGCGTGGAGAAAGCGCCCGACTGCCTGGGTGCTGACATGGCGAGACAAGCTGAGATGCTCGGCGAGATGCACGCGAAGCTGAGCCGCGCCATCTCCGCGCTGAACGGGTGAGCGCCTATGAGAGTACAACTCGGAGACATCGTGATGCGCAAGCCGGAGACCATCCCTGTCCGCGAGGATGATGCGGAGGCCATCGGCAAGAAGAAAAAGCGCAGTGACCAGAACAGACAGCCGCAGGAGAAGATGATGCGCGGCACGGTCGTGTACATCCATCCGCAGGGGCGCTTCCACACGGTCGCTTTCCAGACTCCTGGCGGCATCATCCGCGAGAGCTTTCTGGGGGTGGAGAGATGAAGAAAACGCCTGTATGCAGCCAGTGCGAGCACATGAAGATGTACGGCAGACACACCAGCACCCGTATGGAGTGTATGTGCCTGCACAAAGCCGCCGTCGAGACCTTCAACCGCGTGTGCCCCAGGAGCCCCAGGATGGCAGGCTTTATCTGCTACACGGAGGTGGGCACAAAGGTCTTGCAGACCAAGACATCGCCCAAGTGGTGCCCGATGCGCGAGGAGAACGCGCCGCAGGAGCCGGAGCAGCTCGACCTATGCAGACCGTGCGCCTGCGAGCTGGAGGCTGGGGGGAAGATACTGCGCCCCGTCCGCCGCGGCGTAGACCAGAAGGTCAACTGCTCCAGATGCCAGCGCAGACGCTACGGCATGACATACGAGATAGAGCGCTGAGGCGCTTATGGGAGAGAGGGAGAACCCCTCTCTCTTTTTCTTTTTATATTTTCTTTTTCTCTCTGAGGAGAGGGAGAGAGGGTCTCTCCCCCTACCCCCTCTCTCTCCTGTGATGATGTTTCACATGAAAAAATTAGGCAGAGCTCTCTTGACGCAATTTTCGGAAAAGACTGCTATGCTTCTATCTGGAGACCAAATATCGAAGGAAAAGGAGGGACGGCACCGACATGGGAACGGAAAAGAAGAACACAGCGAAAAACAGGAAGCCCCAGAGCAAGAGCAAGTACGAGACCCACGTGTTGCCGAACCTCGACAAGATAACCAAGTGGGCAAAAGAGGGTGCCACGGCAAAGGAGATTGCCTCCAAGCTGAAAATCGCCTACTCCACCTTCCGGAAGTACCTGGATGACGGTGAGAAGGGTGACGAGAGGTATTCGGCACTTTCGGCCGCTTACGCGCAGGCGTGCGAGGTGCCCGATGAGGAGGTGGAGGCGGCTCTGTTCCGTCGCTCCGTGGGATACACGGCGAAGGTGGCAAAGACCTTCAAGGTGAAGGTAACGGAGTATGACGAGAACACGGGACGGAAGATACGCGAGGTGGAGAAGCTGGTGACGGGCTATGATGAAGTCCACGTTCCTGCCGATACCAACGCCATGATATTCTATCTGGTCAACCGCAAGCCCGACCGCTGGCAGAGAGACCCGAAGCCGGAGCCTCCTGCGGCAGATGAAGGCGGCATCATCTTCATGCCACCGGTGAGTGCGGAGGTGGAGCCAGATGAGTAGGACAGTATGGACTCCCCAACCGAGACAACTTGCTTTTATGGCGAGACCGGAATATGAGGCGCTGTACGGCGGAGCAGCCGGCGGAGGCAAGAGCGACGCTCTGGTCATCGAAGCCCTGCGGCAAATCAACATCCCCCACTACAAGGGGCTCATCCTGCGAAAGACTTTCCCTCAACTCGCGGAACTGATAGACAAGAGCCTCAACTACTACCCCCAGGCGTTCCCGAAGGCACGATACAACGCCCAGGCACACACCTGGACATTCCCCAGCGGAGCAAAGATAATCTTCGGCTCCATGCAGTACGCAAAGGACAAGACCAAATACCAGGGACAGGCGTATGACTTCATCGCCTTCGACGAGCTCACACACTTCACCTGGGAGGAATACAGCTATCTGTTCTCCCGAAACCGTCCCAACGGTCCAGGGACACGGGTATATATCCGAGCTACGGCAAACCCCGGCGGCGTAGGACATGGCTGGGTGAAGGAGCGCTTTATCACAGCATCCAAGCCCATGCGCACCATCTGGGAGGAGACGCGCTGGCGCGACCCGGAGGGCAACGAGCACAGCGCAAAGCAGAGCCGCATCTTCGTCCCCTCCAGCGTGTTCGACAACGCGGCGCTGCTCCAGAACGACCCTCTCTACGTCCAGAGACTTGCATCCATGCCGGAGGCGGAGCGGAACGCTCTGCTCTACGGAGACTGGGACAGCTTCTCCGGGCAGGTGTTCACCGAGTGGCGGAACGACCCAGACCACTACAAGGACAGACGCTTCACCCACGTCATCGACCCCTTCCTCATCCCGAAGGACTGGCGCATCTGGCGCGGCTTCGACTGGGGCTACTCTCGCCCCTTCTCTGTTGGCTGGTATGCCGTTGACCACGACCGCAGGCTTTACCGCATCCGCGAGCTCTACGGCTGGACGGGCACACCGAACAACGGCGTCAAGTGGGAGCCGACGAAGGTGGCGCACGAGATAAAGCGCATCGAGGAGGAAGACCCCAACCTCAGAGGCAGGAAGATATACGGCGTGGCTGACCCTGCCATCTTCAATGAGAGCGGCACCGAGAGCGTGGCGGAGCTGATGGAACGGGAGAGAGTGAGCTGGGACAAGGGCGACAACCAGCGCATCAACGGAAAGATGCAGGTGCATCACCGCCTTGCCTTCGACGAGGAAGGCGTGCCTATGCTCTATGTGTTCAACAACTGCCCGTGCTTCATCCGCACGGTCCCCAACCTGGTCTACGACGAGACCTACGTGGAAGACGTAGACACGGATGGAGAAGACCATATCTACGATGAGCTGCGCTACGTCTGCATGGAGAACCCCATCTCCCCCAGACCCGTGGAGCCGCCGAAGCCGAAGCCGTACAACCCCCTCGAAACCGAGGACGAGACGAGATACGACAAATACGAATTTTACAGGAGGTTATGACAATGGGATTTTTCAGACGCAACGACGAGGAGCTGAACGCCGGGACTGGCGGCAAGCCCTTCCTCAAGCCCCAGAGCAGGACCGGCGAGCCTATGGGAGAGCCCTCCTTCGCCAAGAACCCCGGCACCAACGACAGCGGCGCGGCGCTCCTGCTGGCATCCGAAGGCAAGCCGCGCATCGGCAAGGATGAGGTGGCAAAGGCTATTGCCACTCTCAAAGACTACAAGGACGGCAAGAGCAATTTGGAGAGCCGTCTGGTGGAGGATGAGGAGTGGTACAAGAGAAACCACTGGGAGGTCATCCGCCGCAACCGCAAGCCAAAGGAAGGCGAAGCTCCCAGACCGGAGCCTACCAGCGCGTGGCTGTTCAATGCCATTATGAATAAGCACGCCGACGCCTGCGACAACTACCCGGAGCCCAACGTGCTGCCCAGAGAGAAGGGCGACGAGGAGGATGCCAAGACCCTCAGCTCCATCCTGCCCGTCATCATCGAGCGCAACGGCTTCGAGCAGACCTACTCTGACAACTGGTGGGAGAAGCTCAAGCACGGCACCGCTGCATACGGCGTGTTCTGGAACCCCTCGCTGGAGAATGGTCTGGGCGACATCGACATCCGCTCCATCGACCTGCTCAACATCTTCTGGGAGCCTGGTATCACCGACATCCAGAAAAGCCGCAATCTGTTCGTGGTAGACCTGTGGGACATCGACCTGCTGGAGCAGGCGTATCCCCAGTTCAAGGGCAAGCTGGGCGGCAATGTCATCGACGTGAAGCAGTATATCTACGACGATGACGTGGACATCAGCGACAAGGCGCTGGTGGTGGACTGCTACTACAAGGTCAAGGCTCCCAACGGCAGGACCGTCCTGCACTACATGAAGTTCTGCGGCGACTGCCTGCTCTTTGCCAGCGAGAACGAGGAGGCATACTCCAACGGCTTCTATGACCACGGCGAGTACCCCGTGGTGTTCGACACCCTTTTCCCAGAGAAGGGCACCCCTGTGGGCTTTGGCTACGTGGCTATCACGAAAGACCCTCAGCTCTACATCGACAAGCTGGGGCAGAACATCCTCGAAAACGCCATGATGAGCACGCGCCCCAGATACTTCGTGGCGCAGAACACCGGCATCAATGAGAAGGAGTTTGCCGACTGGAGCAGACCTATCATCCACGTAGAGGGCAACACCCTGGATGACACCAAGCTCAAGCAGCTCGTGATGAACCCTCTGGACAGCATCTATGTCACGGTGCTCCAGATGAAGATTGACGAGCTCAAGGAGACTGCCGCCAACAGAGATGTGAACAGCGGCTCCACCGGCTCCGGCGTGACTGCCGCCGCTGCTATTGCCGCCTTGCAGGAGGCTGGCAACAAGTCCAGCCGCGACATGATTTCTGCGGCGTACAGAGCCTATACACGGGTCAACTACCTGTGCATCGAGCTCATCCGCCAGTTCTATGACGAGGTGCGCACCTTCCGCATCACCGGACAGATGCCCGGTGGCTATGAGTTCGTGGAGTACTCCAACATCGGCATCAAAGACCAGCTTATGCCTCCCGACTACGAGGGGCAGGAGCTGGAACCCACCTACGTGCCCAAGTTCCGCAGGCCTGTCTTTGACATCAAGGTGCGACCGGAGAAGCGCAACCCCTTCTCCCAGCTCTCCCTCAACGAGACGGCGAAGGAGCTCTACCGACTGGGCGTGTTCAACCCGGAGAGAGCCCAGGAAGCGCTCATCATGTTCGATATGATGGAGTTCGAGGGCAAGGACGCTATCGTGGAGAAGGTACAGCAGGGGCAGACTCTGCTCAAAATCTGCGAGCAGATGGCGATGCAGATGGACCAGATGGCGGCTATCATCCAGACCATCACGGGCAAGAATATGGGCATCGGAGGCGCTCCTGCGGCAGAGCAGGCATCCCAGCCCTCCCCTACTCCAAAAGGCGGCGGAGGGACGCTTGCAAGCGCCGCACAGGATGCTCAGAAGCAGAACATGACCGCCTACGGCGCAAGACTGGCTGGCAGAGCCAAGCCCAGCATGAACATCAGCCCCAACAGCGCCAACCCTGCAAAGGGCTGAGCCTATGGTACACATCGAGGTCTGCGCGGAGGGTGAACGATGCACCCTCCGCATGAGCGGACACGCGGACTATAACCCAGGCAACGACATCGTGTGCGCCGGATGCTCCGCCGTGGTCTACGCTCTGGCTGGCTATGTGACCAACGCCATACGGGAGCGCTACGTGGAGGTCTATGACTGGAGGCTGGAGAGCGGTGACGCTCTGCTGGACTTCAATGGAGACGGCGGAACGAGAGCCGCCTTCGAGATGGCGGTCATCGGGCTGGCGCAAATCGCCCAGCAGTACCCTGGGCACGTATCCATCACCGAGAAAACGGCGGTGTAAAAAATCTTTTCCCCTCTTGACGCAATTTCTGAGGAATTGTGCTACGCTCATTCTGTCGGGCGTGCACACCCGACTGCTCACACGGGGAAAGCACCCGCGGATAGGAGGAATAATCCATGAAGCACTACTCTTTGCTCGACATCACCCTCTCCCTTTTTGACGGAGGCGCTGCCGCTGGCGGCGACGGAGGCGGAGCGGCGGCTCCCACCGGCCAGGGGACTGAGAGCGCAAAGGCTGGGACCCAGCAGAACCCCGGAAGCAGCCGCCGGGGAAAAACGGGCGAGCTCAACAACGTGGCATACGGCAAGCAGGAAGGCGCGGCGGCGCAGTCCGGCGAGACCAAACCCACCGAGCAGAACGGCTCCGACGCCGGGAGCGAAACCAAAGAGCTCACTTTGGAAGAAAAACGCGCAAAGTTCCGCGAGCTGGTAGATACCGAGTACAAAGACGTGTACGCCCAGGAGTTTCAGTCCGCCTTCGACCGGCGCTTCAAAAACGCCAGAGAGACGGAAGAGAGATTGACTGCCCAGCAGCCCATCATCGACTCTCTGATGGCTAAGTATAAAATCACGGACGGCGACATCAGCAAGCTGGCACAGGCGGTCGATAAAGACGATGCAATCTGGAGCGAGGCGGCTGAGGAGGCCGGCATGAGCGTGGAGCAGTACAAGACTATCCAGCGGCTCCAGAGGGAAAACGAGGCGTTCCGACGCGCTGAGCGTCAGACCCAGAGCCAGAGAGCGGCTCAGCAACAGCTCCAGAAATGGTACGCTGAGGCGGAGGGCTTGAAGGCTGAGTATCCCGACTTCGACTTCCAGACCGAGGCGAAAGACCCTCAGTTCCTGTCCATGCTGAAAGCTGGCGTTCCCGTGAAGCACGCCTATGAGGTGCGGCATATCGACGCTATCAAGAACGGCGTCGCCAAGACCACCGCTCAGAAGACTGAGAAGAAGGTGGTGGAGGGCATCCGCGCTAAGGGCTCCAGACCCACGGAAAACGGAGTATCTTCCCAGAGTGGCATCACCATCAAGTCTGACGTTTCCCAGCTCACCAGAAAGGACAGAGCAGAAATCGCCAGACGTGTAGCACGGGGAGAGAGAATTGAGTTCTGAGCTCCCCACACCACTATGTGAAGGGAGATTTTATAACATGAAAAACGCTACCAACATCATCGAGAAGCTGATGCTTCTGCCTATGAGCCTGCGTCTGTTCGATGGCAACACCAATGTCACCACCGACACTGGTCTGTCCGACGAGATGAAGACCTACTACTCCGACTACCTCATCGACCTGGCGGAGCCGGAGCTGGTGCATGACCAGTTTGCTCAGAAGCACCCCATCCCCAAGAACGGCGGCAAGACCATCGAGTTCCGCAAGTACAGCCCCCTGCCCAAGCTGCTGACTCCTCTGACTGAGGGCGTTACCCCCGACGGCCAGAAGCTCACCATGAGCGTCATCACCGCGCAGGTCGCCCAGTACGGCGGCTTCGTGGAGCTGAGCGACATCCTTCTGCTCACCGCCATCGACAACAACCTGGTGCAGGCCACCAAGCTCCTGGGCTCCCAGGCAGGCCGCACCCTGGACACCATCACCCGTGAGGTGCTGTCCGGCGGCACCAACGTGCAGTACGCCGAAGGCCAGGTCGCAAGCCGCGCCGCTCTGTACTACACCGATGAGTCCGACAACTGCAACCTCACTGTTGACGGCGTTCGCCGCGCTGTCCGTTACCTCAAGGTAATGAACGCTAAGCGCATCAACGGCTACTTCGCCGGTATCATCCACCCCGACTGCTCCTATGACCTTATGAGCGACCCCAAGTGGGTGAACGTCAAGACCTACTCCGACCCCGAGGACATCTACGAGGGCGAAATCGGCCGTATCGAGGGCGTGCGCTTCGTGGAGACCAGCGAGGCTAAGGTCTTTGAAGGCGAAGGTGCCTCCGGCCGTGACGTTTACTCCACCCTCATCATCGGCGACAATGCCTACGGCACTACCGAAATCGAGGGCGGCGGTCTCCAGCACATCGTCAAGCAGCTCGGCTCCGCTGGTACTGCTGACCCTCTGAACCAGCGCGCTACCGCTGGCTGGAAGGCTACCAAGGTCGCCAAGCGTCTGGTCGAGGAGTACATGGTCCGCATCGAGACCACCTCCACCTTCACCGGCGCTACCGCCTAATCAATCAGCTACGGGTCGCCTGCTCGCAAGTGGGTGGGCGACCCACACTTAATCTACAAGGAGGGATAGCGTAATGGCTACCAACAAGAACACTAACGAAGCCACCCAGACCACTGCCCAGGAACCTGCGACCCAGACTCCTGCCATCGACCTGGAGGCATTGAAGGCTATGCTCCGCGAAGACCTCAAGGCTGAGCTCAAGGCCGAGGTCGCCGCAGAGCTGAAAGCAGAGGCGGAGGCAGAAGCCGCCGCTGCCGAGACTGCAAAGAAGCACGTGCCCGACCCCTCTCTGGAGGAGTATGTGCAGGTACAGCTCTTTAAGGACGGCAAGGACTACAAGGATGACGTTTTCGTCTCCGTCAACGGTGAAAACTGCGTCATCAAGCGCGGTCATCCCGTGAAAATCAAGCGTAAGTTCGCCCTGGTGCTGGAGCAGAGCCAGGCCCAGGACGTAAAAGCGGCTGAGTACGCCGAGAGTATGCAGAGAGAGTACGACGAGCAGGTCAAGTACTTCAATCTGTAACCCAGAAAAACGGAATACTTACCGCGGAACCACTGGCATTTGTCACGACACGGCGTGGCAGGGAGAAGCCCTCCTCCTATGAGGACATTCCCCTGCTACGCCTTTTTTCAAGCAAAATTCCATGAAGGGAGGGAACATGATGCCGAGAACAGTGAATATCGCGGTGAACGGCTTTTTTGTTCGCAAGGACAGTAAAAACGCAGGCGTGCAGGGCGAAGCCAATGTCACGAGCCTGCATATCACCTTCGACGAGAGCTGGGAGGGCTACTCCAAGCGCATCGTCTGGAGAGACGCAAACGGCGAAAACCCCGTCTCCATCCTGCTGTACCACGACGTGAACGACGGACTCAACGGAGTCAACCCTCTGGAGTTCGACACCCTCATCCCGGCGGAGCCGCTGGCGGTCGTCGGCTGGTGCAGTTTTACCATCGAGGGCTATGCCTCTGCCACCCCCGGCTCCATAGCCTACACAGTGACGGACAATCTGTATGTGGAGGCAAACGACAGCTACTACACCCCGGCTGAGCCTACCGCTGCGCAGGCGCTCCAGCTCCAGCAGGAGATTGACGAGGTAGTGCCCCAGGTGACGGCGGCGGTGGCTACGGCTATCGACGCGCTGAACCAGGCGGAGGAAGCGGTCAAGGTCTGGGAGGAATGGGACCCCACGCACAGCTATGTGCCGCTGGTGAAGGTCTCCCGACTGGGCAGCTCCTACATCTGCACCACGGCAAACGACGGCGTTGACCCGGCGCTGGATGTGGTGGACGGAGACGGCGTGCAGGGCAGACACTGGCTCCTCATCGCCAAGAAGGGCGACCAAGGTGAGCAGGGTGCCCAGGGACCCCAGGGCATCCAGGGCATCCAGGGTATCCAGGGTATCCAGGGTATTCAAGGCGAGCAGGGCATCCAGGGACCCAGAGGTCCCGAAGGCCCAAGAGGCATTGACGGCGTTGCCGTGCAGACCGCCGGTATGGTCTCGTTCAATGTGACGGAGGATGGCATCCTCCAGTGCTCCTATACGGGAGACGAACAGCCGAACTACTACATCAACGATGAGGGGCATCTCTGCCTCGACATCTGACGGAAAGGAGAATTGAGCTATGCCTACTTTTGACCTCGGCAGAGTAGTGGGTCCCCAGGGCGAGCAGGGTATCCAGGGTATCCAGGGTATCCAGGGTATCCAGGGTATCCAGGGAAACCCTGGCGCTGACGGCATGACCCCCAACATCCAGGTGGGCACCACGACCACTCTTGCCGCCGGAAGTGCCGCGACCGTCACCAGACGCTCCGGCAGTCCCGACTCCGCGCCCATCTTCGACTTCGGCATCCCGAAGGGAGCAGACGCGGAAGACCCCGGCGACATGAAGAAGGCGACCTATGACCCCAACAACAAGGCGCAGGACATCTTCGCCTACGCAGACACCAAAATGCCGAAGACCGGCGGCGCATTCATCGGCGTGGTCTCCGGTGTGAGCCCTACCAGCGGAACCACCAAAGGCTTCCGCAATATCTATTTCGCCAGCGGCTCTCCTGCCTCCAGCCTGGGAGCCAACGGCGACATCTATCTTGACATCGGATAAGGAGGAAAAGACCTATGATTAGAGCAGGAAACTATACCGTAGAGGACAAGGGCTTCTCTGTGACCACTGCACGCATGGGCGGCACCTACCGACAGGCTCTGGTGATGGAGCTCCCCGGCGCTATCACCGAGGAGGAACTGGCGGCACTGTGCGCCGGTCCCATCGAGGTGCTGGACGAGAATGGCGAGGTGGCTCACGTCCACGAGGGTCCCTTCGGCGTATCGTCCCATCATCTGAAGCTGGTGCGCGAGAGCGCTGACAGCGACGTGGCAGTGCTGACCACCCGTGTAGCAACGCTGGAGGCGGAGCTTGCGGAGACCAAGAGCGCCAAAACCACCGCGCTGGCAGACCTTGCAAGCGTCACTGCGCAGTTCAACGAGCTCAAGCTGAGTGTGGCATCCGCCGCAAAGGAGACCGACACAGAAGGCGGTGTAGAGGCTGAGGGCGGCTTGTCTCTGGGCACGGTCACTACGGATGTTAAGGCTGGCGTGTAAAAACGCGGCTGAGGCCTCCTGCACCATCTCCAACCTCATCGCGGAGTTGGAGCAGCCCTGCGGACAGTGCGAGGGAGAAAACGTCGTGCTGACTGGCACATCCCCCACCGGGGAGCGTGTGACCGTGCGGCTTCTCTCTGACCACGTGCTGGAGGTAGAGGGCGGAGACGGACTGCTGGAGGACATCCGCAGAAGGAGGTGCCCATTTGGATAACAAGAAAGAAAACGATTTTATTCTCGGCAATAAGGCGGCGGACTTGTGGCTCTACACGGCTGATGCCTGCGCCAACGAGAAGGTCATACCCAAGAAATACCGATATACCACCGGCACGAGTCTGATGAACTCGGCAGAGAGCATCTGCTCCTTCATTGAGGAGGCAAACCTCATCGACCTGCGCGAAGCGACCAGAGACCGCCTGTGCCTACAACGGCAGGCGCTGCGCGAGTGCAAGAAGCTGGAGCGGAAAATCATTCGCATGAAGGAGAGCCGACAGTATCCGGGCGTGAACGCGGAGAAGGCGGCGACCTGGAGCAAGGCGGTGATGACCGTGCGGTATATGGCGGCGGCATGGTATGACAAGGACAAGCAGAGAGCCCAGCACATGAAATAGGATGCAGGCGGCAAAAGCCGCTTTACGCATTAGGGTATAGCCTGTTTCGCCGTGAACTGGGGTCTGCGCTCCCCGAACTCGAATGCCAACAACGCCTATAACGTCAACACTGACGGCACGCTGAACAACAACAACGTGTACAACGCTAACTTCGCGGCTCGGCCCGCTCTGATGGAATACCGCGTACAAGTAGCCGAAAGGCAAAAGCAGAGGACCATCATCAAAGGAGGCTATATCCTATCGTCTGCCCAACGTGCGGCACGCCCGTCACGGAACCTGGCGGCTTTTCCCTGGGGGCAAGCCACACCGGGAGGCAGGGGATAAACACATGGTATCGACGCTGTCCGACCCGTTACCGGGGACCACCCCGGATACCTCTGCGGAGGGAGGTGCGGCTGGCTATCAGCGATGCCCCAGCGCTCCACCATCCGCCGGAGACACACGAGGAGGATGTGTGAATATGACCTATGAAGAAATTTGCTCGTTTGAAACGCTCTGGACTGCGTATCTGCGTGCCAGACGGAACAAGCGAAGCAAGCGAGGGACGGCAGTCTTTGAATACAGCGCAATCGAGGAACTGCTGATACTCTCGAAATCTCTTTTGCAAGGGACGTACAAACCGGACGAGCTGGAGGCGTTCTTAATCTACGAGCCGAAGAAACGGCTCATCCAGGCTCCCTCCTTCCGCGACAAGGTGGTACAGCACGCGCTCACCGACAACGCCATCTACGATGAGCTGAGCCGGAGTCTGACGCTGAACACCTACGCCGCGCAGTATGCGAAGGGCACCCACTTCGGACTCGATATGCTGGAGAAGCACATGAGGACGCACTTTCTGAGGAAGAAGGGCGCGGACGAGGCGGCACGCAAAGCCGCAGGACTTCCCTACCGACCGATGGAGGAGTGGGACTACGCCGACGGAGCAGTAATCAAGGGCGACATCCACCACTTTTTCCAAAGCATCGACCATGAGCGGCTGAAAGCGGCGCTGGCGGAGCGCTTCCCGGATGAGAAGCTCCAGACGCTGATGTTTCAATTCATCGACATGGTGGAGGGACTGGCGCTGGGACACCAGACCAGCCACATCTACGCCGTGTTTTTCGTGCGGAGCGCGATGCACTTTGCCGCGGAGAAGCTGCACCTGCCGCTGAGCGGTATGTACATGGACGATTGGTACGTTATTTGCCCGGACATGAAGACGGCACGGGAGGCTCTCAAGAGGCTACGGGCTGAATTTGCACGACTGGGACTTGAGCTCAATGACAAGACAAATATCTTTCCCTTGCGAAACGGCATCGACTTCTGTGGCTTCCACACTTATCTGACCCAGAGCGGTCGGGTCATCCGCAAGCTGAGACGTTCTTCCATCAAGCGCCGTAAGCGCCGCATCCGTAAATGGGAGGAGCAGTATGCGGAGGGAGAAGTGACACGGGAGAAAATCATGGAAAGCTACGGCTCGTGGGAGGCGCACGCCAAACACGGGGACACGCGGCG